AACTCCTCGCCGCACGTTCTTGTATCGGGCGACTTGAACAGCACATCAGATGAGCGGCTGAAGGATAACATCGAGCCCATCGAGAATGCACTCTCTGACGTGTGCAAGCTGGAAGGCGTGTCGTTCAACTGGAAGGACACTGGCACCAAGGCGACAGGGTTTATCGCCCAGCAGGTTGAGCCTATCTTCCCAGACTTGGTAAGCACCAGCGAAGATGACGGCATCAAGTCTGTCAACTATATAGGATTGATTGGCCACTTGGTTGAGGCTATAAAAGAGCAGCAGGCGCAGATCGACGCGCTGACGGCAAAACTTAACGGCTAATAGTTCGAAAGGAGAACGAAGATGGCTATTCAAGTAGGCGGCACAACCGTCATTGACAACAGCAGGAACCTGTCAAACGTAGGCGGGTTGAAGACGGTCGGGGGCACTTCTATCCTTGGCAGCGGGGATATTGCTACTGGCGGTAGCACAACATACGGTGACGTTGGGACTTATGCAATAGCCGTATACCAAGTGCTAAACTCGGTCTTACTGGGTGGTAACACAGTAGCAGGCTCAACCTTGAAGTATAACTTTGATAACAACGCTTCGTTCCCAACAGCGTGGCCTATACAACCGAATTCTAATCCTGGCAGCTCAGTTTCGTCAGGCTTTTCTGGGACTTGGCGTTTGATGTGTGGGCGGCTTAGCACCTATCCCAACCACATACTATACATTACCGCTCTTTGGGTAAGGATTTCATAATGAGCATTGCAATCACACAAGTCCGTAATGCGGCATCACTTCAGTCTGATAATCTACGCATGGATGTAGAAATCAATCACCCAGATTACGGCTGGATACTCTACACAATAGACCCTGCTGACACTGACATGACTATCGACAACGATGCAGTCATGGCTTTGATCGGTGATGACTTCGCAGCATATGTTCCGCCCACACAGGCAGAGCTGGATGCAGCCGCAGCCGCACAGGTTCGTGCAGATCGTGACAATCGCTTGGTTACAGAGGTTGACCCTATCGTGTCTAACGCTCTGCGCTGGGCAGACCTTACCGCAGCTAAACAAGCTGAGTGGACACAGTACCGCACTGACCTGCTGAATGTCCCAGATCAAGCTGGCTTCCCACATGACATCACGTGGCCCACTAAGCCTGACTAGCGCTAAGTTGGCTTTAGTCGCAAAAATTGTGTATAGTGGTCGAGAGGGCCAGAAAATAGGAAACTGATATGGCAGACACCACAAACTATGGCTGGACTAAGCCCACGGTCGGCGGAAGCGAAGACCAGTGGGGCACGATCACCAACACAATATTTGACGAGATCGACACGCTTCTCGGCGGCACCAGCGCCGCCGAGTTTGCAATTTTAGACGGCATCACAGCCACCACATCCGAATTGAATTTTGTAGACGGTGTGACTAGCGCTATACAGACGCAAATTGACGCCAAGGCTCCGATAGCCGACCCAACATTCACGGGCACCGCGACAATACCAACGGCAGCCATCACGACCGTTGACTTCGGCGACTGGACGATCACCGAAGCCTCTGGCGTGCTCAAGTTCGCCACCGGCGGCGTCAACAAGATGTCTCTGGATGCAAGCGGAAACCTGACTGTCGTGGGCAACGTCAACACCTCCGGGACGATTGCATAGTCAAAACTTTATAGGGCACGCGAATGGCACTCATACCGTTAAAAATCCCAGCCGGCTTCTTTCGGAACGGCACAGAGTATGAAGCGGCCGGCCGCTGGCGTGATGGCAACTTGGTGCGCTGGCTGGGCACATCACTGCGCCCAATCGGAGGCTGGGTCGAGCGCTTGGCGTCTGCGACCACCGACACGCCGCGTGGCATGCACACTTGGCTCGAGAGCAATGGCTCACGCTGGATCGGTTTGGGCACTTACGACGAGCTCAAGGTGGTTTCGGCCGCGGGCGTCTCATACGACATAACACCTGCCGGCCTCACTGCCGGATATGAGGACGCGCAGATCCTGACCGGCTATGGATACGGCATCTATGGTGATGGCTTCTACGGCACCGAGCGCCTCGACGTTACGACGCCAGAGGAGGCCACGACTTGGACGCTGGACAACTATGGGAGCTACTTGGTCGCCTGTAGTAATGCAGACGGGAAGGCGTACCAGTGGACCGGGAATACCGCCACCGCCGCCACCGCGATTGCAAACGCCCCAATAAGCAACTTGGGCGTTTTTGTGAGCGAGGAGCGGTTTCTGTTCTGTCTCGGTGCGGGCGGAGATCCGCGGCTTGTCCAATGGTCAGACCAAGAGGACATCACCACATGGACCCCGGCCAGCACGAACCAAGCTGGCTCGCAGATATTGCAAACATCTGGAAAGATTATGGCGGCCCAGCGGGGGCGAGGGCAGAGCCTGATATTCACCGACATTGACATGCACCGAATGACTTACGTCGGCGCGCCGTTTATTTACTCAACTGAGCGCGTCGCCACCAACTGCGGCCTCGTGTCTCGAAAGGCGGTTGCCACGTCTGATGCTGGGACATTCTGGATGGGACTGAAGTCGTTTTTCGTTTACAACGGCAGCGCGGTGCAGGAGTTGGAGTGTGAGGTCAAGGATTACGTCTTCGGCGACATCAACCGCTCGCAGATCTCGAAATGCTGGGCCACGACAGTCGGTCAGCACGGAGAGATCTGGTGGTTCTATTGCAGCTCCGGCTCAAACGAGATCGACCGCTACGTCTCATTCGATTACAAGCAAGGCCACTGGGTAACAGGCAGCCTGTCACGCACTTGCGGCGTGGATCGCGGCGTATTCCGCCACCCGATCATGGCAACGTCTGCCGGCGCAATTTACGATCACGAGTTTGGCTTGGATTACGAGGGCGCCACAGCATTTGCTGAAACCGGGCCATTTTCGATTGGCTCAGGTGACAATATTGTCCGGGTCACTCAGTTAATCCCAGACGAGCTGACGCAGGGCGACGTCACGGCCACATTTAAGACGCGCCTGTATCCAAACGGCGCGGAAACGTCACACGGGCCGTTCAGTATGTCTAATCCTACATCGGTCAGGTTCTCTGGCCGGCAGGCTCGGATGCGCGTCGAGGCTGCGCGTCCAGCGGACTGGCGTGTGGGTGTCATGCGAGTTGACGCAACTCAGGGTGGCCGCAGATGACGTCGCCCATCCCGCCACACGTCGGCCCTGATATATTCGAATGGGCGCGCAGTTTCTCAACATGGACGCGGCGGGCGCTGTCTCAGCTCATCTTCAAGCCGGCAGGCGCCGCAGCGATTGAGAATGGCACTCTGCTCTGGGACGATGCGGCCGGGTATCCGGTGGTGTCAAAAGGTGGCGAATGGCGCCAGATTGTGCTTGAGGATGGCCATGCCAACTTCATCAAGACAGCCGACGTGACCCCAGCACTGGCAAACACGGCATACAAACTGACGTATGACGCGCCCACCGGCAACGAGGGCATCACGCAGGGCACGCCCGCGTCGCGCATCGTGTTCGAGGAAGGCGGCGAGTATGTGCTGTCATTCTCGGCGCAGATAGCCTCGACCTCGAGCAGCACTGTGCACTTCTACTTCTGGCCCAGCATAAACGGAACAGACGCAACCAACGGCGCGATGACTACAGCACTGCACCAGAATAACGCCACTGTGGTCGTGTCTCGGACGCAGATTTTTGAAGTCAGCGCCGGTGACTATCTTGAGGTTAATTACATGATGGACAGCACGAGCGGCTTTTTGAATTACACCGCCGCCTCGTCTCCTATTCCGGGCATCCCGGCCTCGACTTTGTCGATTACGCGGTTACATGGGTGAGGGTGGCGCGGTGCGCGATAACGTGGTAAAGTTACACGAAGATCCAGAGGTCGTGGTGGCTCCGGCAGTGGCGGACGAAATCGACTACGGAATTGAGGTCGGCCTGCCGTTTCTGGAGGCCAGTATTGAGAGAGATAGTAGAAATGTTCCTGTGGAGCGCGTTCTGGCGAACATTCGAGAAAGACGGTCCGTTGTGTGGCTCGTTTTTATTGCGGGCGAGCCTGTGGCTGCGTTCACTACTGCAATTATGCAGCACCCTATGCGTCAGACTTTATTTATTGAGCACTTGGGCGGCTCTCGAATTAGTGAGTGGATGCAAGAGGCTCTGGAGGCGATTGTGGAGTTAGCACGCAAGGCCGAATTGAGTGGGATCGAGGCGGACGGTCGCCTCGGGTTTGAGAAATACTTGGACAAGTGCGGCTTCTTCAAGAAGACATACGTCCACTTTGAGATGGAGTTATAAGATGGGAAGCAGCACCCAAACTAGCACGAACCGGCCTTTGGATTTCCAAGAAAACTACTTGAAGGATGTTGTGGTCCCGTTTGCGACGGGCATATCAGAGACGCCATTCACGCCATATGAAGACGACCGGGTCGCGGGGACC